TCTGCTGAAACAGATACCATTGCAAATTCCCTTGTTAATTTATTCCCTGTCATTCCTAAGTTTGCTGATACAAGTATAGAGCGAGTTGGGTATGCAGGTCAAGCTGAAATTATAAATGGTTACAGGGTAGTTCCTGTCACATTTTATTACAGACGTGAAACACAAACAATTTAAGGATAAAAATGGCAACTATTGCTCAAACAACTATTGCTGACAAGCTAGGTGCTTTTACAGTGACAGAAACTACCCTAGGTGCTTCTGATACTTTTGCATATGCTCGTGGCTCAAATCAACGCCTAACCCTCCGTAATCCAACAGCAGGCAGCTTAACTGTCAAGATTGATGGTGCAGGTAGCACTACAATTTCCCCTCAAGGCTACGGTCAAACTTTAGATGTATCCACTGGCTACGATATTGTTCTGCCAGCAGGCGCTATGAAGTGTGTAAATCTTGACAAGATTAGTGCATGGCTTGATGGCGTTATTGCTGTCACTGGTGCTGCTGGCGTTGTAGCTAGTATCGTAGTTTAATAAATAATAAGGAATAAATAATGTCTTTAGCAATGACAAGTGCAGGTAGTAAACTATGGATTGGTCTACCGCCAGCAACAGTAAGTTTATCAGGTCTACAAGCAGTTTCATATACCGAAGTAAAAGAAGTCGTTGATATCGGGGAATTCGGTCGTACTTATAACCTAGTTACTCATAATCCACTAGGCGACCGTATTACTGTGAAACGTAAGGGTAGTATTAACAACGGTACTCTAGCTGTACAGATGGCATATGCCCCTGCTGATCCGGGTCAAACTCTTCTAGCAGCCGCTGTAGATAGCGATGCAAGTTATAGCTACAAAGTTGAACTTCAAGATGGTACGATCTTTATGTTTACTGCCCAAGCGATGGGATATCCGATTCAGGTAGGTGGTGTAGATAGTATTACCTCATCAACTTGTAACGTGGAAATTGACTCCCAAATCTGGAAAGTTTAATACAAGGGGCTTCGGCCCCCTGTTTCACCCTAGTTAGTAAATACCGTGACAGGTTAGTCCTATATCAATAATAGTTACAGAGGTATGAATGAGAAAACTAACAACTTCTGAAATTGTAAATAGGTTTGAAGATACTCACAACGGTAGATATGATTATTCCAAAGTGGAATATGAAAACAGCAGGAAAAAGGTAACAATAATTTGTAGAAGTCATGGAGAATTTACACAGAAACCCCACGACCACATGAGAGGTGTTGGGTGCCCAAAGTGTAAGGCGGTTAAACTCTCTGAGTCTAAACTTACAACAACTGACAATTTTATATTACAAGCCCTTTCAGTACATAAGGGGAAGTATTCTTATGACCTAGTAGAGTATAAGGGTGCTGATTCTAAAGTTAGTATAATCTGTAAAATTCATGGGGAATTTAGACAGAGGCCAACTAATCATTTACAAGGTCAGGGTTGTAAAAAGTGTTCTACCATACTAAATACTGAAAAACGTAGACACTCTACAGAGTATTTTATAAACAAGTCCAATGAGATTCATGGTTACAAATATGACTACTCAAATACTTGCTATAAGGCTACAAACCTAAAAGTTAAAATTATATGCAAGGAACATGGAGAATTCTATCAGGTTGCTAACGACCATCTGAGAGGGTTCGGTTGTAAAGATTGTTCATGTAATGCTGGGTGTGGTTTCTCTAAAAGCCGTCCCGGAAGTTTGTATATAATAGCTTGTGCCGACTACCTAAAAGTTGGAATTACTAATCGTACCATCCCAGAGCGTATATACAATATTAACAGGTCTTCACAGTTAAATTTTACAGAGATATTATCTTTCCACTTTGATGACGGCAATATACCACATGTTGCAGAGAAACAAGTACTACGCTATTTAAGAAGAATATATAAAAATCCGACCATGAAATTTGATGGTTATACGGAAACATTCAAAGACGTCGATATTGATGATCTAATTTTTAAAACCAGAGAAATACTCTCTACGATAACACCGACAATTTTATAAAGGAATAACAATGTTTAATATCGAATCACTAAGTGCAAAAGAAACCGCAACTGTACAACTACGTCACCCTGTAACTGATGAACTATTGTTCGCAGATGGAGACGCTAAAAAGAAACCTGTACAAATCACTGTATACGGCCCCGGTAGTTCAACTTACCGTAATGCTATCGCAGCTATGCAGAATCGTCAACTAAAACGTAACAAGAAAGCCATGACTGCTGAAATGCTACGTGAAGAAGCTACAGAGCTTCTGGTTACTTGTAGTGTTGGTGCTGATAACTTTGATTACAAAGGCACCCCACTAACCACTAAGCAAGCATGGACTGATCTGTACAACGACAGCGCCCTAGCTTGGGTACGTGAACAAGTAGAAGCTAATCAAGGCGACCTAGCAAATTTTTTACAGAGCTAAAACCCAAGGTTAAACTCTATGTGCGTCATCAGGCATGGCTATCAAGCTGTCCTGATGATACCACAAAAAGCAAAGATAAAAGAAATAGATTCACAAGATACTCTAGCGTTAATCCTGATGCTAACGAGCTTAATCTACCTGACATTGATGGTGCAGAGTATCTTGTAGAATTGTTACATGAAGCTGGCCCTGTCGGGAGCAACGGTTATGGTGTCGAGGGTCTTAAATGGTCTGAGATAAATAGCTGGCTGACTCTGACAGGGCTTTTTCTTTGTCCTTGGGAAATAGCGTTAATAAAAGAACTCTCAGAAGAGTTTGCTTCTGAATTCAATAATTCAAATGGTAAAGCTGCCCCTGCACCATACACAGCTATTACAAAAAACCTTCCAACTACTGAAGAGTTAAATGATAAATTTAGTAGGATTTTCAATGGTATGCAAGTTGTAGAAACAAGAAATAAAGGATAGCCTTATGGCATTAGATATTACAACCCTATCTGTGAAGGTGCAGGCTCAGGGTATTAACGATACAGCTAAAGCATTGGATAATTTAGCTTTGTCAGCAGAGAAAGCTGAGAAATCAGCGGACAGACTTGGTGAAAAATTTAGTAAATCTTCTACTGGTATCCTTGCTATTAAAACAGCAATGGAAGGTATGAAGGATATGATGTCTAAGGCGTTCCCTACAGAAGGTGCTCAAGCTTTGAACAGGGCTTTAGGAGAACTATCAGCTACCCTTAAAACTATCAAAGGTAAGAAGATTGATATTGATGTAGGAGGGGTTGGTAGAGATGCTGAAGTAGCTCGTAAAGGTGTTGAAAGTCTTAACCGTTCATTAATGGAAGGTCATAATGTCTTTCAGGTAGTAGGTAAGAGCCTATACCAGCTTAGGAACATGCTAGGTGGTACAATGTTGTTTGCTGCCTTGCAGAATACTACAGGCGGGGTTATAGCGTTGTCTGATGCTTGGTCTTTAATGCAAGCTAAGTTGAAGATGGCGCTAGGATCGTCAGAAGCTGCTAAAAACATGCAGGAAAAGTTGTATAAAGCAGCTATGACATTACGGGTGCCTTTAGATGAACTTGCTAGTCTTTTCACTCGTCTAGTCCCAGCAATGAAAGATTATGGGTATTCAGTAGAAGATGCTTTAAAGGTAACAACATCTCTTGCAGCAGCTTTGAAAGTTAGTGGTGCAACTATGGCAGAATCTGCTTCTGTTATGCTACAGTTTTCACAAGCCATGCAGGCAGGAAGATTGAACGGCGCAGAATTTAATGCAGTAGCTGAAGGCGCTCCTATCATCTTACGTGCAATTTCTTTAGAGGCCGGGAAGACACGAGGGCAATTGAAACAAATGGGAGCTGATGGGCAATTAGGTGTAGAGCTTATTGCAAAAACATTGCTAAAATGGCAACCTATTTGGGAGGATATGGCTAAGAAAATGCCCATGACTGTTGAGGCTGCTATGGGAAATCTTACCACAGCCTTTACTAAATTCTTCGGCATTGCAAATGAAACTTTTGGGGTAACACAAAAACTTGCTGGAGCTATCCAGTGGGTTGCTGAAAACATAGACGTATTAGGTAAGCTTGTAGGGGCAATTACTGCTGGTTTAATTGCAGCATTGATTGTTAAACTAAGTTTACTTGCTGTTGTTACTTTGTCAAATGCAGCAGCAGCTTCTGCGCTTGGTATTGCATGGTTTGGTACAGCAGGTTCGATTACTGTAGCAACAGTGGCAACTGGTATGCTAAGTGCAGCATTAAATACATTAAAAGTAAATCCAATTATTTTAGCCATCAGTGCTATCACTGCCCTCGGTGTAGGTATGTATGCTTTTGCTTCAAAATCAATTAGTCCATTAAAAGAGGTGTACGATAATATTGACAGGATTAACGAGGCTCACCCAGATTCTAAGGGCAAGTTTGAAGCTTTTACAAAAGAAATTGAGAAACTAGATAAACAGATTGCAGATGGTTATAGAAACTATGAGAAGTTGAAGAAACAACAAGAGTCATCTTTCTCTACAGAGTCAGCTAAAGCTATGACTGAAGAAATGAAAATTCAAGCTAAAGCTATTGCAAAGCTTGAAGAAGCTCAGAAGTTATATGAGCAACAGATTGGCTCTACTAAGAAAACAGCTAGTGATGCTCATGCTAAGTTTATGCAAGAACATAAAGTTCAGATGCAACAGTTAGATGTCGAAGGTAATATTAAGCGTAGAATGTCCAGTACAGAAGTAGATATGCTTAAGAAAGCCAATGAATTACGTCAAGAGATTGATTTAAATGGTGAAGGTAGTCAAAGAGCACAAGAAATTCGTGTAGAAATAATGGCACTAGCTAACAAAGCTAATGAAGAAAAACGTGTTGGTGATGCAATTGATGCCGTAACAAAATCTACAAAAGAAGCAGCCAAAGCAGAAGAATCCCTAGAAAAGAAATATACTAAACAACTAAATTCTGTAAACGCCTTCATTGAAAAACAGGAAGAGGAACTAGGGTTAAGAAGGAAACTGACAGAAGCTGAAGCAGAAGCTGCTAAAGTACAAGAATTTTTAGATACTAATAAATCCAAAGGTTCTGCTGTAGAAGAGCTGAAAGCTATGCGGGAGAAAATACTTGCAAATGGACAGATGAAAGTAACCCAAGAGGAACTAAATAAAGCTTTTGATATTTATCGTTCTAAAAAGCTACTAGACACTCAGGCAGCAGAAAATACCCGCATTGAAACAGCTAACATGCAAGATCAAGTTGAAATGTTAACACTGCTTAATGATGAAACTTACAAATCTGTTCTAGCTATCGAAATGCGTAAACAAGCTTTACAATCTCTTAGCATTGCAGCAGTTGAAGCCGCTACGAATGAGATGAAACTTGAGCAAGACCGTATAGAGGCTTCTAAAAACTATTCCGAAGAGGATAAACAGAAGAGAATTCAAGGGCTACAAGAGCAAATAGAAGCTAACGATAGAATCATCAAGCAATATAACGATCTATTACCTCTACAAAAGCAACTCACTGAGGGTATGTTTAAAGCCAGTCAAATCAAGATGCAAGAAATCGGTAGAAGCCCTGCCCAAATCCTTGCAGACGGTTTTGGTGAAGCTGGTAAAGCTATTGGTGGAATGGTTGATGCTTATGATGATTTTGGTAAACAAGCCAAACAGATCAATGCAGAGTTACAAGCACAACTGGAATATATGGCTAAGAAAGGGGTTTCCCCTGAAGTAATTGCAAAGGCAGAACAAGCGGCAGCAGAAAAGCGTGTTCAGATCAATACCCAAATGTACGGTAACATGGCAAGTTCAGCTAAGGGATTCTTCAAGCAACAAACTACAGAATATAAAACCCTAGAAAGAGTTGAAAAAGCTTTTCGTGCCTTAGAAATGGCAATGGCTATCAAGTCCATGGTTACACAGGTCATGGGTATAAGCACTGTTGCTGCGGCTGAAACAGCTAGTGTACCTACAGTGGTAGGGGCGCAGCAAGTCAAAGGTCAAGCTGCTGCTGCTACTGGTGTGGCTAATCAATCAGGTGGTGATCCTTATACTGCTATTCCAAGAATGGCAGCTATGGTGGCGATTATGGCTGCACTGGGTTTTGTGGTATCTAACATAAACGGTGGTGTAGTAGACCCAACGGAAGAACGACAGGCTAAACAAGGAACAGGTACAGTACTAGGTGATGTGACTGCAAAATCCGAGTCAATCACTAATGCTATTGAACTAATAGAAGAAAACACCAGTGTTTCTGCAAAATATAATGAGGGGATGCTGCTTGCACTAAAGAATATAGAGACTGCTTTAGGTGGAGCGGCAAAAATGATTACGCGATCTAATATTGGTACAGGTGTGGACTTTAATAACAGATATGGTGGTATTGATCTTGGAAGCATGTCTCAAAACTCTTACATGGGGAAGGTGACTACAAACTTTATTGATAAATTAGCCGACATTGATGCTTCTTTAAAGAAATATCTCCTACCCATGCTCGGTGGAGATGCTTTGAAAAAAATATTTGGTGTGAAAGTCTCTGTGAAAGATACAGGTATTTTTGCTCAACCTCAAACTGTCTCTGATATTCTTGAAAAGGGTTTTTCTGGAGCAAGTTTTACTATGGTAGAAAAGAAGGCTCGGTTCCGTAAAGCAAAACAAGAAGATGTTTTTGGTGAATTACCGGAAGATGTTGAAAAACAATTTGAGTTGGTAATCAAATCATTCAGCAGTGGGTTACAGGAAGTCGGTGGTGTTCTTGATGTCAATGGTGAAGATTTCAATAACAGATTAAACAACTTTGTTGTTGATATTGGAAGAATCAGCTTGGAAGGTCTAAGTGGAGAAGAAGTACAAAAACAGTTAACAAGCGTGTTCTCTAAACTTGGTGATGAAATGGCCTTAGCCGCAATTCCCGGACTAGATAGTTACCAAGAAGTAGGCGAAGGATACCTTGAAACATTAATCCGTGTAGCTTCTACTGTTGCCACTGTTGATGGCATTTTCAATCAGATTGGTCAGAGCATTGGTGGAGTGGGTCTTGAAGGAGCTGCTGCAAAGATTAAGCTAGTAGATTTAGCTGGTGGCTTACAAGAGCTTTCAAATCTAACACAAGGTTTCTATGATAACTTCTATACGGAAACTGAAAAGACTGCTAATAAAACTCGTCTAGTTACAGAAGAATTTAGTCGTCTTGGTGTAGAAATGATTGACTTAAAGAATCCAGATGCTAGAATAAACTTTAGGACGTTAGTAGAAAGCTTGAAAGATACTAACCAAGAAGCTTATGTTGGCTTATTGAAATTACAAGAATCTGTTAGTGATTTGACTCCAGAGTTTAAAGCAGCAGAGACAGCTATTGATTTGACTAATCAAAAATTGTCATTACAAGATAAAATTAATCAGATGACAATGAGTAGTTCTCAATACCTAGCATTACAACGCCAGAAAGAGTTGGATGCAATGAACGAGAGTTTACATCCGTTACAACTTCGTATCTATGCTCTCGAAGATGAGAAAGTTGCGCTAGAGAAACTTAAAACGGCATCCTCTGGTGCTATGTCGGTTCTAGAAAAATCTGTTAATGCACAGAAGAAAGTGTTGAAGAAAGACCTAGATGATAAAATTACTAATCTTAACTTTGTAAAACAATATGAAGATAGGAAATACGAGGATGAAAAGAAAGGTTTACAAGAAGCACAAAAGTCTTCTGCTGCTTATTATGATGCGTTAAAGACACAGACAGATGACAAATACGATGCTGAAAAAACTGTTCTTCAAGAAGCTAAGAAAGCCTCTGATGCCTATTATGATGCACTAAAAGAGTCTGCAAGCAATCAAGTTGATGCAGCAAAAACTTACAGGGACGTTGTTAAGAGTCTGTTTGAGGATATCAACTCTGCTGTAGAGAAACTAACTAACAGCACTTCTGTATTGCAACAGCAAACTTATGAGTCTGCTAAATCACAGTTGGACGTAGCATTAGCTCTAGCACAAACTACAGGGCAATTACCTACTGGCGACAGTTTTAAAAATGTTCTCAGTACACTAACTGGTAATGATTCCAGTAGGTATTCTAGTATGTTTGATTTCCAACGTGAGCAATTAGTCAATGCTGGAAAGCTCTCTGCACTAGGGGGTATTACTGGTGGCAAACTATCAACTGCTGAAGCACAGTTATTAGCTGCTGAAAATAATGTCAAAGCTGTAGAAGATATGGCTAAACGTGCTGATATCAACAATGACTTGCTCATGACTGACTTGGATGATAAGCATAAAGAGGACATTAAAGCTGCAGAAGATATGTCTAAACGTGCTGATGCTTATTATGATCTTGCTATTGAAGATTTAGATTTAAAGCATACAGAAACGATTAAGATTCTAGATGACCAGATCAAACATCTACAAGAGAAGTATGACAGTGATATTGAGTATTTTGATAACATGCTTCAAACAGCTAGAGATCAGCTTGATATAGCCAATGGGACATACATTGCAACACTAGATGTAGGTTCTGCTCTAAACAATTTTGGAGCAGCTTTAGGCGCTTATGTAGCAGCTAAAGATATAGAACATGCAAGGCTTGTAGAGCAAGTAGATAGTATGTCTAAAAAGACTACTGCTATTGATGCTACAGCTAATAAGACAGCTTCTGACTACGGAGTTCTTGTAGAAGAGTTATCACAAATGCGTGCAGATATTAATGCAGGTAATCGAGCAATTGCTACCAACACCCTTACCAGTGCTAAAGTATTATCACAGTGGGATGGTGACGGTCAACCTGAAACCAGAAATGTAGCATAACAATAAAGGAGATAGAGTAGTGGCAGCTTTAAAAGTAATCCCGCCACTCTCTATTACCGATAGTAATTTAACCTCCAGCAATGTAGCAGAAACAGATCATGCTGCTTACGCTGCTGGAACAACTTATGCTATTGGTAATAGGGTGATAGTAACAACACCAAATGTTCATAAAATTTATGAATCATTACAAGCAGGAAATATAGGGCATGACCCTTTAACATCCCCTACATGGTGGATCGAAGTAAGTCCAACAAATCGTTGGAAGATGTTTGATACAAGCAATGCCACACAAACTACTAACAGCAACTCTATTGTTGTTACTATCACTCCCGGTAGAGTGGTTAACTCTGTAGCCTTATTAGGGCTTGAGGGTACAAGTGTAACAATCAAAGTAACAGACCCTACAGACGGTATTGTATACAACAAAACAACAAGCTTAAACGATAATGGTGTAATTAACAACTGGTATAACTACTTCTTTAATCCAATTGTACGTAGAACAGATCATGTAGCAACAGACCTACCAGCTTATGGTACAGCAGCTATTGAGATTACTATTACACACACTGGTAGTACAGCTAAGTGTGGTACATGTGTAGTAGGAACAACACAAGAAATTGGTGAAGGTATTAATCTAGGTGCTTCAGTCGGTATTCAGGATTATAGCAGAAAAGAGAAGAATGAATTTGGCGATTACGTGCTAATTCAACGTAGCTGGAGTAAACGAGCTAAGTTTAGCATGGCTGTGTTAAATACACAAATTGATTCTTTACAAAATGCACTGACTAATCTGCGTACAACCCCTTGTGTATGGATAGGTGACCCTAATTATACCAGTACCATTATATTTGGCTACTACAAAGATTT